CATTAAGTTCTTGTTAGTGCTTGGCGCTGGTACTTCATCATAGCTACCAGTACCTTCTATCTCAGGAGTGTATACATTCTGACCTTGACTGTCAAACATTTCTTGTAGCTTCTGTTCAAAGCTTTTCTCTATGCCCATTTCTGTAACTTCAGGCACAGTAGGTATTCTAAACATAGGACTGGTTTCATACACATCTAATACGTAATCAGATGAAGTCTCTTTTGGCGGTGAAAAAAACTTAGCACCAAACTCTTTCATTTTATCGTAGATCTTTTGGTCTAGGTTTCTGTCATCTTCCTTTTTTGATTCTTCCATAGTAGGCTGAGTAAAAGTAAGGGGAGTACCTAAACCTGAAGTAACTGTTTGAGGTATATAATCATATGTACTACCCCTGTCATCGTCATCACGGAACATACTAAATTGATCTTGAATCCTTTGTGCAGCAGCCGTAGTAGTTCTGCCACCAAGTCCACCTATTCCTACTGACCGCATACTTTCAGCAGCTTGCTGTCCAGGGTTAGGCTTGCTAGATGCTACTCTTGCTTGCGCCCATGCTTCAAAATCATAATCTGACATATTATTTCTGCTCTTTTTAATTAACGATGATCTAGAAGATATCATCAAATATGGTTGTAAGTGCTGCCTCTGTAAGTTTTGCAGCAAAGTTACCGAGTCCTTTTTCAAAGGCGTTTCCACCAACATCACCATCAGAAGAAGCAGCGATTGTAGCTGTAGCAATATTATTATCTCTCTGTGCTGCGTTTTCCCCAGACTTCCATGCCCAACCTAATATGTCTCTTTCTCTCTGTAGAACTTCATCATAGGCTGCTCTGGTTAAGTTATTAGCCACCATAGCTGCATCTCTATTAGCTTGGTTTTGTGCTGCATTCTCTGCAGTAGTTATAGACTGTATCCATCTAGCGTTTGCTTGCTGTATTATTAAATGGTTCTGTGCATTGAATTGATCACGTGCATTTCTTTGAACCGCATTAAATTGTGCCAGCGCATTTGTTTCCCCTGCATTGAAGCGAGACATAGCGTTGGACTGTTCTGTGTTAAATTGAGATACCTGTGTTGCTAACCTTGCAAAGAACTGATCAGTTTGGTTCTGTGATGTTGCATTAAACTGTTGAGCAGCATTTTCAGCAGCAGTATCACTTAGTATTGAACTTACATTTGCTTGTGCCTTAAACAATGTCATTTGTTGTTCATTATCTAGATTAGACATGTCCATCTGCAAGAAAGCTTGAGCGTTCTGTACATTAGCTTGCTGTCTATTATTTAGATTAGTCATATCCATCTGTGTCATAGTAGCAGCATCAGCCATAACCTTTGCCTGTAAGTTCGATAGATTAGCTAAATCTACAGTCTGAGCCATTCTAGCATTCTCTAATGCTATCTGTTGATCTGCACTAAAGTTTATGTTGGCTATCTCTGATATACGTGCTGCATTCTTTACCTTTGTTTGAAACTCTTGATCAAACTCCATGCCCATAAACTTAGCACGTTGTTCTGCTTTCATCAAAGCCATCTGTTGTTTATTAGCTGCATCCATTTGTGCGATGGGCAAAGCTGCTTCCATTGCTGCCTGTACTACAGCCATACCTGCCATAGATGAAGATGACAAGCCACGTGCAGCCATTGCTGCATTAGCAGATCTCATTGCACCTGCTGCCCAAGATGGTGTTTGCTGTCCTTGAAAATCCAGCATCAAGTCATCTAATTCATCTTTTACAGAAGCAGCCTGTACTTCGCCTGTACCAAAAGTTTGACCCACTTTGGTTTGATCAACAGTAGAACCAGAAATAAGTTGGTTGGGAGTAGCCTGTAAAGGTGTAGGGGCTTGAACTGTTTGTGCTTGACCTAACTGTGCTGCTTGTAGACCTAAAGCAGAAGCTTTTGTAGGATCAGCCTGAGCAGCAGTTACTTGGGCTTGAGGGCTTACTGAGCCTTGTGCTGCTGTCTGTCCTGCTAGAGCAGCCTGAATTGCAGGTGTTGCTTGTGCAGGTGTCACTTGTGCTGCTGGTGTAGCAGGAGTAGCTACAGCTTGACCTGCAGGTGTTGCTTGTGTAACTGATGCTACGTTTGGTGATCCTGCACTACCTGCAGTAGAACTTACTAAAGCAGGAGAACCACCTGTTTTAGCTACAACATTGGCTGATGTTACAGGCTGAGTTGGATTTTGTTGTATCATACCAGTGGTTTGACTACCTGTCAAAACACCCATACTTGCTGTTGTTGGCGAAGGATTAGAAGTAACAGGTGTTGCTGAAACTGATTGTGCTACTGGTGCTGGTGCAGTATAAACAGGCGCAACAGGTGCGCTACTAGACCTTGAGGAACTACTGCTGCTACTAGTGCTTGGAGTACCTTTTGTAATACCTAACATAGAGGGTGTGTAAACTCCGCTTGGACTGCTTGCAGAGTAAACACCGCCAGCAGCTTTTATAGGTTGACCCTCAACCATCTGCCTAGCTGCCATAGTGTACTTACCCATTTTGGCTGCTGCTGCAGGGTTAGCTGCTAGGAACAAGTTAATAGACTTTTCATCGGTAGGTCCATTATAGCCCAACGCTGGTAGTATTTTATTCTGTATTGTTTCAGGCTTAAACCCTACAAATTTCTGAGCCATATTTTATTTCCCTATTTGCATCCACAATGATGCGGCAATGAATGTTATGATTGCTACAGTTGACATCTTTACGACAGTTGACCAAACACCTTTACGTGTATCACGCCATGCTTCTAGTAAGCTACGCATTTCTTGTATATCTTTTCTAGCATCGTCATCGTGCAGTCCTACTTCACGTAAGGCTGCTGTAGCTCCACGCTTGGCTGCACGATCTAACATAGCTTCTAGTTCATCAGGTGTCATTATGCAAAATCACCAATGTAGTTAACGAGAACTTGAGTAGAACTCATGATGTAATAACCTAATATACTAATTTCATCACCACCTGTATTTTGTACAATAGCCGCACCATTTACAGGTGTTTTTGCTTCAGAAGGTAAAGTAAAAGAATTACCACCTCCAGAATCTTGTACAATAATAATGTTACCTTGTTGACCCACTGTTAAATTGCTGAATGCAAAAGTGGTGTTGGCGGTCATATTTATTTTAAAATTACTAGAAGTAGACATGTCAATAGTAAGTGTACCACCTGTAGCATTCAAATCTGATTGTGTTTGTACTAATGGGCCAGCAAAGTTTAAAGTACCAGCTAGGTGTAAATCTTTCCATTGCTTTGTACTTGATCCTAAGTCTCTAGTATTATCTGTGTCAGGTATAAAGTTAGTTTTTACTTCGCCACTTAAAGATAAATCATCTGTGTATAAGACACCTGCATAGTAACCGTCTTTCCAACGTAGTCCTGTTTTACCATTATCTACAAGGTTATTTACTTTTGGAAATGCTGCACTAGAGTCAACCTCTAATTCGTTAGAAGGTCCAACCTTATTTATAGTAGCTCCCCCTCCTGTAGTACCGTCATGATTGTGACCTGTAGACGCATTCATTGCGCTTTCTATAGCATTGTATTCATTATTAAATAAATCGGCATCAATAGGATTGCCGTTGGCTAACTGTCCTGTAGTATCTTGTCTAGTGTATCCATTTGGCATTGACTAATTCCTTACTGTCTGTCGTTTCTTTTGTATTCTAAAATACAAGTATCTAATGTAAATGAAGGGTTGGTTGTTTTATCAGTGACACGTAAAGCTACTGTATCTCCTGATCCTATAACATTTGTGGGATATATTTTCTCTAACGTAGAACCAAAAATCTTACCACCAGAGGCTGAGAAATTTGTAGCTATAGCACCAAAGAATGCTACAGAATTACCTGATGTTGTTATATTAATTGAAGATGGTTGAAGAATATCTTTACGTGTTAGTGAGTCAAAATCAAACTTTAAATTAAAATCAAGATCAATAGCTGCTTCAGGGTTTATAAATAAAACAGCCTTGTAAAAAGTCTTTCTAATCTGAGGGTCATCTATAGGCATAAATGCAGTTTGCATAATAGCTTCAATAGTTGTACCATCAAAAGTATTACCTGAATCTAATATGTATGCATAACCATCATCATTTGCAAAAGCTATTGTTTCTGCAGAGTTTGATCTATTATATACACTATCAACAACCTTAGCTTTTATTCCTCTTGTTGTTGACCATTCAATACCTGCTGATCCTTGAGCAGATTTTTTAGTAGCTATCAATCCTTCAGCAGCAGCCACTGATCCAGAAGAAGAGAAAGAGAATATTCTATACTGTGATTTTTCTCTTAATACGGTAGAACAGTATGCAGTAGAACCTGCTAAAAATGCACTAACATCTTCTTTTATTTTATCAGAGGCAACATCTAAAGCAAAGTCACCTATACGATCAGTAGCAGACAAAAGTCTTAACCCATCAGGGGCAAGATACATTATATCTCCACCTATTTCTTGAACTGTATCACCATCAATACATCCTATGTTTTCTGTAATAGGTTGTAATTGAAAGTCTGCAGTAGAGCTACCTGTTAATCTACTAATAGTACTAGTTGTAAAAATAATTAGTTGATCTCTAAATACACTCATTCCTGTAATATCGTGTGCTAAATTTATTACACCTGCACCGTCAGCTATAGAAAAGTTGTCTACTGTAGAAGGGGCTGTAAAGTAAAGATTGTTTTCTTTGGAATAGAAAGCTGTATTTTTGAATATTACTACACGTTCTGCCCCCTGTACATCAGTGTTTATATTTGTGCTTGAGGCTGTTAAATTTGTTTGAGTATTATTTGTTACATTATATAAGCTAGGATAGCTTGTGCCATCGACAAAAATAATTTTATCATCACCATCAAAGTTATACTCAGCATGGTTTATTTTACCACCATTTGTGTTAGTACCAACAGCGGTAAATATCCAATCAGTATTAGTACTGTAATAGTAAGCAGTTTTATCTATATCTGCAGTAGCAAGATCTCCAAAGGTAAGAGTTGTATTATCTGATAAAGATTGGGCAGTAGAGAGGGTTATATTATTTTGATTTGTTACTGCAGAAACAGTACATGGTGCTGATATACCTGTGCCTGTTACGTGCATACCTGCTTTTATTGTTCCTAAATCTGTACCAGTACCAGTTATGCTTATTGTTCCTATAGCACCAACAGCGTCTGCTAAACCTGTACCAGCTATTGTAGCACCTGTTATACCACCTGATCCATTTACTGTAGTTATTGTTATAGTTGCGTCATTAGCAGTAGTAGCACCTCCTAGCAGCGTACCTATAATTGTAATAGTTTCACTAGCTGAAAACCCTGAACCTGCTGCAGTAATTGCTACACTGTATGTAGTTCCTGTCTTGGTAATATTAAATGTAGCACTGCTACCAGAACCACTATAACCAGACTGCGTTGGATTCACATAAGTATTAGGTGCTAGACTAGCAACTGTAACTGTTGCATCATTTGCAGGTGAAGTGCCGCCTAAGTCTGTACCAAGTACTTTTATAGTTGTGCCTACTGCGTATCCAGAACCTGCAGCATTTACTGTTGCTGAATAAGTTGTGTTAGTATTAGTAATATCAAATGTACCACCTGTTCCAGAGCCTGATGTATTAGTTCCAGACTTACCAGTATGGCTTCTTATTCTATCTAAGACAAGAGCCGTAGCTGATGATATAGCTCCGTTTACATCTGCAGTAGCAGTTTGTCTTGCTGTTACAGTAGCAGAATTTACTTTACGTGCAGCAATAACTCTAGCATTTGATATTACTTTAATTCCTAATACGTCACCTGTTCCTGGAATTTCTGTACTGGTAAACTTAGAAAAACCTTTTATCTTTTTGTAACCGCCTTCTTTGTCTACTTCAAAGTTTTGTAAAATAGAAGCAGAACCTACCGCATTTAAACCCTGCTGCAGTAAACTCATATTAGAGAGCAGACCACCTCTAAACTCTATTGGAAATGTTTGCCAACCTGTAGCCATTAGAAACTAACTCTTCTATCTCTTACTTCTTTGTAACGATTTATGTGTAAAGATCTTAAATATTTTATACCATCTTCAAACATCTGTAAAGACATGTTTGCCATTTGTGCATCATTTCTAAACTGGTATGCGTAGTACATAGCACCATTTACTATCACGTGCCTATATGGTTCTGGTATCTGAGGTACATCAGTATCTACTTCTAAGTCAAAGCCAAGTGTATAATATTCATAAACTAATTCGTAAGCCTCATCAGGTTCAGGTATTAATATAAACTCTCTACTAGGCGCACGTGCAACCAATCGAGGCATACCTCTATTTGCTGTACCTGAGTCATATTCTTGGTCTACATATTTTTCTAAGTATTCTTCATATGTTATTTCTTTTAGGTGTTGTGTTCCATTACCAATAGTATCATTTCTTTTTATCCTAAAAGATTGCATGTTTATAGTTTTAGCATCTGCAGGGAAAGATTCTCTTGATGTACCTGCAACTAATGTCAAATCTTGTTCTATGTGATTCCAAGACCATTCAAACTCTTCTTGTTGTATATGCCTTATTGAAGAGTTAACAGCTTCTTTAACAAAAGTGTAGTAGCCTGTAGTTGTTGCAAAGTTAGTAGTTGTTAAAGGAACTTCATTAAGTCTTCCACAAACATCATTAACTAGGCCAATAAAATCATAAGCCATACCCTATCTACTCCTAACCCTTAGAAAGATATTTCTTTCAAAAGTCTTACTACCTGTTGTAGTAATCCTACAAGTAATTTTATATCTTGTTCCATTTATACCACTAGTAAATCTAGCTGTTGCAACCGTATTTGTGTTGGTTGGTTGTATTAACATTAGGTCACCATTAACACCGCCTAGTGAAACATTAGTTGCTAATAATGTATCATTAGCTAACCATACAACACTTGCTATCGTATCTGTTCCTAAAAAACGCCCCCAGTCAACACTGAAATCTGCTACTTCATCTGGGTCTAAATCAGGCCATTTATATGCCATAAGAAATCCTTACCTACTTATATATACTTTATATTCTTTATAAGGTACAACATTTACTGTCGCTGATCTTCTAAAGTCTGTATTTAAAAACACAACCTCTGGCGCTCTATACACACCATTAGGTATATCTGGATCACTGTCTCTCCAACCTGCTGCGCCAGTACCGCCTACCCCTGTTATTGAAGCAGTACCTTGGGCATCTTCGTCTGTAAAATCTTCCAAACTTGCTGTTGCTGAAACTGAAGCAATAGTAATATTAGCATCCGCACTAGTACCTACACCTAATCCACTTGTTGCTACAAGAGATGTAAGGGTGTGTTTACCTGTAGGAGACAAAGAACCTACTGCACCAGTGCCAGCTACGCTTGGTGACGTTGTTTCAATGTAACCTATAGCTACACCAACACCGCTAGAAAAATCAGAACCAAACGCACCTGCTGCGCCAGTACCAGCTATACCTGTTGGGGTTACATTAGCATCAGCATCTACAGTAGCATTAGTTATCCCTGATGTAACTTGACCAGTACCAGTAACACCAGTAGCAGCAAATACTTGATCAGCACCAAGACTTAGTTGTCTAACAGCACCAGTAGCAGAAACACCTGTAACAGGAGCCTGTCTATGTGGTGAAGATTCAAATTCACCTATAGGTACTTCTGAGTGTGCTGTAAAACCTAACATTTATTTCAGGAACCCTAAATCTCTCATATTTTGTCTGGTAGCTGCAAAATTATCATCTCTTAATTCTAAAGAAGGCCATGTTATAGAACTTGGGTCTTGAGATAAATCTATTCCGTTAAGCGCTTCTTTATAATTTGTAATGATATCATGGTTTATCCAATATTCATGTTTAAGATATCCAGTTATAGTATCATCTAAACTACTAAGGAGTTGACTCTTTTTTGTTTCATTTATTTCTGTATTACTTGCCATTTTTATCACCTGTCATATACGCACCATCATAAAAAGAATGCAACTCTGTCATATAATCAAAGTAAGCATCTACTTTTTCTTTCCATTTAAGATCAACTATAGGATTTATAACTCCTGATTTAGGTGATGCAAAAGCAGTTGCTGCCCACTCCAAAGGTTTTGGTGTTGAATAAAGATAATAGTTTATATGCCCAAACGATGTTGTGTTTCTGTTTTGAAACAAATCAAAATGATCTACTTTTTTACCTAGTATGTTAGCTATCAGTGCGCTTTCAGACATCATAGTTGAGTATATATATTCTGATTTTTTCATAAGCTGATATAAGTCACTATAAGCATCAGCAAAATGAATACCACCTAAATAATCAGACAACTCAGTATATATCTTATCTTCACTGATTGGATGTTTTTTAAACAATACATTGTCTCTACCATGCTTATCTAAAATATATTTAAGCTTTCCAGCACAACAATGTTTTTTAAGTTTATTGCCACCCGTCAAAACTACTAAAGCTTCTTTGGCTTCACACTTTTTTACATCACGTATATTATATTTACTAAAGTAATCACCTTCTTCAATAGCATCTTGTAACCAATTTATATGATAACCTTTTAATCTGTCTGCATAAGCGTCTGACATTTGACGCAAAGCCTGTTCAAAATTTAAAGGATGTAAAATAAAAAAACCTGCAAACGTTGTATAATTAATTGTTTGAAAATTTAATTCCTCTATAGCAGTAACATCGTAACTTAAATCAAATCTAGTTTCTTTTATTTTTTCTTTTACGTACTTTTCAACATCTACTAACGCAAGATATTTTACATCCCATTTTATTGGTTCTTTAAAGTTAGGATCTCTAATTGACTTAATATGATCAGCAATTTGTTGAGAGTATTTTGAGTCAACTGTTCTTGGTGTTGCATCAAGCATAAAATGAAGTTGTCCTGTCTGTAGTTCTTGAAGTCGAAAAAGTAGTTGTTGTAGAATTAGATGTTGAAAATGTTGTAGTAGTTGACTTTGATGTGCTGAAAGTGGTAGTTGTAGATTTAGATGTGTTATATGTTGTTGTTGTTGATCGACTTGTAGTATGTGAAGTTGAATAAGTAGTCGTAGTATTACCTGAATTTCTTCTAAACATGTAGTAATAATAGTTTCCTAAAAACTGATTGTATGCACCAAAATATGCATTAAGTTGCCTTTGATATTGTGCGCCGTCAGTACCACCAAAACTAGTACCCGGAGATTGTGCAACATTAACAACTGTAACACCATTCCAACTAACTGTTTGAGGTTGTGGGTAAGCTGTGTAATAAAACCAAATATTAGTATCGTTTATGGCTCCGTGTACATAACCTGTCCAACTACCTGACGTAGTATGAGATGTATTGTATGTTGTAGTATAACTAGTAGTTGTACTTTTCGAAGTTGAATAAGTAGTCGTAGTACTTTGTGTAGTATTAAAAGTAGTCGTAGTACTTTGTGTGGTGTTGAAAGTAGTCGTAGTACTTTGTGTGGTATTGAAAGATGTGGTTACGCTAGTTGTAAATTCTTTCTTACTAGCTAAAAAAGCAAGGCTCATTACGCAAAGTCTCCAATAT